TCAGCGCCTGCGCTCGTAAAGTCAACTACTGGAACTTGTCCATAAGAGACACCTACATATATTTTGGCTGTATGAAATTGGGTAGCTACAATTTCCATACAATATTCTAGATCTCCTCTCCATTGTGAGAAGTGTGAGGCTGCATAAGCTACAGGTGTTAATACTGGTTGTGCTGTAGGATTAAAATTTTGCATAGGTGATAATGGTGCTGAAAATAAAATTTTGCCAAATGTATCACTCGTAGTCATTGTAAATGTACCATTTGTACCTGCTGCAGTAGACATCAAGCCCCATTTACGCTTGAAGAAATTTATAGACATCTCATCTACTGGCGTCTCGAAATTGTATTTAGATACAACCGTTTGCGAAGCTGGAAATCCAGATAACCGTCTGAATGATTGATAACCTCTTGTCGTATGATTTGATGATGTTGTTGTTCTTATCATTGTGCATGGATCTGTAGGATCAGTAACAAGATCTAGTCCTGCTAGACCTGCTTCTATATCATATTGATCACCTGTAACATTTATAGGCACGTTACTCTTTTCTATTTTATCAATGGTGATATTCTTGGTATCAAAAATCTGTGCACTACCTACCAGAGCTACAGGTAAATACAATTCAACATCGTGTAAACTTGCATAGATGGTATAATTAAGAGTAGTAGAAGCTCCCGTACCTGTTTGAAGTGAGTTAATAACCATAAGTACAACATTGGCGTATTCAATAGCACCTCTCTTAGGAAATGTTGCATCACCTGTTCCCAGTACAGGCAAAAACTCAGTAGTTGACCACCATGGGACTTCTAATTCTACTACGTTGTTATAAGCTGGATATAGAGTAACATGGTTTAATTGTACTGCCTGTGTTGGTAAGATGAGATTGGTACTGCCTCCAGAGTCCAGTTCTAAAGGTCTTACTGCTAATATTAATTTTCCAGAGTGAAATGGAGTACCATTCAATTCAACTCGTATACGAACCTTAAATCGATAATAAGTATATCTACGTATAACATTAGCCCATCTATCGAATCCTTGCCATATGGCTGGACACAAAATCTGTTTAAGATATGTACCTGGTGTCTGTGTTGTATTCCATGTACCGGATGAAATTCTAACTGGTATTTGAAAGAATTTATCCATATCCCAAACTTGTTCATTGGCAGAACAACTTTTTATTGTTTTAGGCATCATCACAGAAGACATTTCCGTTTGTTCATCAAAATCGATACCCATATTGTCTTCTTGCGTTTTGTGATGGCCATGCGCATCATTGGTGGTAATCATAGGACCACTATCTTTTATTGTTGGTGGAGCAATGCCGCCGGCACTTGTTGTAGTACCAGGCCCTGTGGGTGCAACGGCAATGATTGCAGAATCTTCTTCATATAAACTTGACATTTTTGTGGAAGTTTCCAGTTTTACGTCATGGGGGACGGCTGATTGAACGGTGGCTTTATAGTAACAGGTGTCAATCTCACCAGTTTCTTTAAATAATGAATCATAATGAGAGAAAGTGGGTAACATTACAGGAACATTATGTTTAATTCCGATCTTACTGAGTTTGGTTCTCCACTCATTATAATAGTTTCGTCCATAAAAATAAATAAATTTCATAGCTGTTTCCATATTAACTCTAGTAGCTTCTTTCTTTGTCATATATGGTGTATCTGATATCCAGCACAACATTGATCTAATCGATTTTTCTTCTAACGTTGGATACACATATAAACCTTCTGATCTAAATCCTCTTTTAAGAAATGAAGCAACACTGATATCTTTTGTAAAATTTTTATCGTTCTTCGTTGCTGATGTAACTTTAAAACCCAATCGTGTGGCTATTTCTTTAACTATCTCACAGAGTTGTTCATCATCATATGGGATATTGGTGTTTATTGCAAAAATGTTATCATCACCACAAACAAAATAGACAACTAAAAGAAAGAAAAAGTGGAAAGATTTCTTTTCTCTTGGTGCGATGCCTCTATAATATAACATACATAACATAATACTAACATAGGAATTTAAAATAAGTGTAAGAGCATTTCCTGATGGATTGCCAATTATTTTCATTACAATACCAGCTCTTATTAAAACTAAAGTGAACATCATTTCATGGATCAAAATATATCTTATCTTTGCAGCTTCAGGACCA